ATATGGCCAGTCTGAGTGAAATTCTCCAAATCATTACGCTCGTGCGCGACATCATCACGGCGCTCTCTGGTATGGGCCTGAAGGTCAACGGCGAAGTGCATATTGACCAGATTTTGGCGCTGATACCCAAGCCATGATGCAAGCCTTTTCGGCGTTCATCCGCACGGAGCCCGTGCGCGCCATGGCGATCCTGAATGCGATCATCGTGGTCGCGGTCGCCTTCGGGGCGAAGCTGACGCTGCCGCAGATTTCGGCGATTGGCGCACTGGCGGCGGCGATCTTCGGCGTCGGCAGTCAAATCACGCGCGGGCAGGTGCAGCCGATTGCGAAGATGGCGCCTGCGCAAGCCGTGCAAGTGCTGGAACAAGCGAAGACCGAAGAAACTAAACCATAGCGCTTGCTATAGGCGTATCGCACGTGCTAGCCTGTGCGGTATGCCCAAGCCTGCCGAGACGCACGTCCTCTATTTACGCAAATTCCCTAAGGATTTGTCGCAACGCCTGAAGATCGAGGCGGCGATCCGTGGCTGCACAATTCCGCACACCTTGGCGCTGATTCTCCGAGAATATTTCAAGCTTGCAAAAAGTGCTTGACATGGCTAGCTAGTGCTAGTAAGCTTCTCTCATGAACATTACAGCACGCACCGAAGCCAAGCTCGCTAGTGACGCTGACCGCATTATCCGCCTGACGATGGCTGAAGCCGAATCTCTTCCGGGATTCCTCAAGCGCATCGTGCCAGCCTGCCTCCTCCATCGTGGTTGGTATGGATGCACGCTGGACGGCGTGAAAACGCTGTATCTGGAGGCGAAGTAATGGACGCCATTTCAAAGCATCTGTTCGCCACCCTCACGGCGCTCTCGCGGGCCGAAGCCGCGATGGTCGCCCCCAGCCGCCCGCGGTATGCGGTGCGCCTCACGTCTGGCATCTACGCCAGCCCCAATCGGCACTGGACGCAGGACACCACACACGCGCAGCGATTCGACCTCATCACGTCCGCGAACATCTACGCCGTCAACGAGCTGGGCCTGGAACTGGACGATTTCACCGTGGAGGTGTTATGAGCCGCTGGAGTCAGGAACCGGACGCTGACGATGACAACGCGCTGAGCCCTGAACGCGAAGAGCCCAACTGCGAAACCTGCGGGGAGCCGGCGAACGAGGCCGTCTGGGCGGCCAATGGGCAGTATGCGTTCTGCTCCGACAAGTGCCGCGATGACTATTACAAAGCCTTGGAGGAGTTGTGATCCGCATCGGTCACCGGATGCCGTGGCTGGATATCGTCATCATCGTGGCGATGGGCCTGATGTTGGGCACGGCGATTGGTCTGTGGCTGGTGGCACCCTAATGCAACTCGCCTTCCTCATCGTGGCAGCAATGGCTATTGCGGTCGCTCTCTGGCGCTGGTGGCCGAGCAAGTCGATCTGGCCCGCTGACATGACACAAGCTTGGCATCAGGAACGGGAACGCGCGACGTATAAAGACGGCTGGAGATTATGACGGCAGAAGACGAGATCGAAATGCATGAGTGGGCAGTGAAGCTGGCACAGTTCACCGAAGGGACTGGCTGGGAAGCCATGCGTTATCTCGCGATTGCTCGACTGCTGCTAAAGCTCACGGAATTCTGCGCGATCTGTGACTGCACGGCCAAACGTAACCAACAGGGGAAATCATGAAACCAATCATCCTAATCGTTGCGCTGTCAACCGTATCAGCCTGCACGGGCGTCTCAGCCATGCCGACCGCGCCGAGCATCGCGGCTTCGAGCGCCCCCGCCGTCCTCGTGACGCCGGCCGCGGTGCCCCCTGCACCGGTCCTTGTGGCCCCTGTGGTGACGCCAGCGCCAGACCCTCCCCCTGCGCCTGCCGCGCCGGCTCCGGTCGCGCCGGCTCCGCCCCAGGCCCCGCCCGCGCCCGTTGTGGCGCCTCCGCCGCCGTTGGTGAACCAAGCGCCGCCCCCGCCGCCCGATGGCCCCTGCGGAAAGATGGCCTGCACGCCGCCACCTCAGCCGCCGACGTGTCCGCCTGGCACGCACGCCGAGCTCAAAGGCGATGCCCCGTATTGCGCGATTGACACGCCGCCGCAGGGCTGCCCGCCGGGGACTCATCCTGTGCTGGGCGATACCGTGACGTGCGAGGTGAACCGATGAGCGAGAAGCAAATCGTGCTCGTCGACTTCAGCAGCATCGCGCACCCGATTTGGCATGTCAGTGCGAACGACCCGAATCCCGATGCCACGTCTATTGGCATCATCGCCAAGGTGCGCGCCCTGACATCTGGCCAGCCGCATGCCGCCCTCTGCCTGGATTCGCCCACGTCATTCCGCCGCGAGATGGACGCGACGTATAAGGCAGCGAGGGAATCGAAGCCCGCGCCCTTCTTTCATCAGTGCGAACTGGCACTGGAGGCGTTGAAGGGCGACGGCTTCCCGCAATGGATGGCGGAAGGCTTTGAAGCTGATGACATCATCGCGAGCGCCGCACGTCGGGCGATTAATATCGGCTTTGGCGTGTCTGTGTTAGTCGTCAGCGCCGATAAAGACTTGCTGCAATTGGTGAATAACCTTATCAGCGTAAAATCTCCAATCACGGGCAACATCATGACGCCGGAGGGTGTGAGAGAGAAGTTTGGCGTCGAGCCGCATCAGATCCGCGATTACCTGACGTTGGTTGGCGATGCGTCCGATGGCGTCGTCGGCGTCAAGGGCATCGGCGCTAAGGGCGCCGCGACGTTGTTGGCACAATTCGGGAATCTGGATGATGTCTATAGCACTTTGGATTCCGTGTCTAATCGCGAAACATCAGGATTGAAACCAGCACAAATATCAGCGTTGTTGTCCTTCCGTGAGCGCCTGCTCATCGTCCGCACGTTGTTATCCCTGCGCGAGGATGCGCCGATTGACTTTGCCCAGGTGCTGAAGGAACGCCAGACGACAGACAGCGAGGATGAGATTATGCAGGACATCGAAGAAGCGATGCCGACACTTCAGCAAGCCGTCGATACGCTACCAATGGAACAGGCCGTGAAGGTTGAACAGGCTATCGATGCCATTCGTGAAGTGGCAGCCGATAAGCCGCGCATGTCGCTTGTGCCGATGAATGGCGATTATGAACGGCAGCTGGAGCCGCAGAGCATGAACCAAGCCGTGCAGTTGGCGCAATTGCTGTTCAAAGCGCGGCTGTTTGGTGCCTACGGCACGCCGGAAGCCGTATTGTCGACGGTGCTCTCAGGCCGTGAATTGGGCCTCTCAGCAATGGCTAGTCTGCGGGCCTTTCATATCGTTGAAGGTAAGCCGACCATGGCCGCTGATGCCCTCCGCGCGCTCGTGCTGAAATCTGGTAAGGCGAAGTCATTCAGGTGCACCGAGCGCACAGCGACGGCCGCGACATTCAGCACGCAGCGCCAGGATGAGGAGCCGATGACATTGCGCTATACCATCGAAGAGGCGCAAGCGGCTGGCCTCGTGAAGAACGGCAGCGGTTGGACGAAGAATCCGGCCGATATGTTAGTCGCGCGAGCGTCGTCGAAGCTGGCCCGGTTGGTCTATCCTGACGTTGTGGCTGGCCTCTATGCGCCTGAGGAGTTCTAATGCAAACCACAATCTATGTCCACAGTAGTAAAAGCAACAATGCTGATATCGGACGTAAGCTTGGCCTTGTGGATGATGCATTGGAGAATTTCTGCTATGCCTGCTATGAGGTCGCGCTAGGCGTAGAAATAGACGAAAAAACAGGACGAGCAGTAATCGTTAGTGTTGATGGTCGCAAGGTGGAACCATGACGGCCTACGAACTCGAAGCCATCGGCCTGCTGAAACGCATCGATGCCACACTGGCGGAATTGCTGGCGCTCTCGAAGTCGAAGCGAGCCGGGACACCGATGCCCGCCGCGGCGATTGACCTCGAAGGCCCCTATGGTGATCCACTCATCAAGGCGAAAGACCCACGCGATTGGAACGGCCCGAGCATGAACGGTCGGCATCTATCTGAATGCCCGCCGGAATATCTTGATCTGCTGGCGTCCCGATATGACTATTTCGCCGGCAAGGAAGAGGACGAAAAGAAGAAACGGTATGCCGTCATCGATGCGGCGAAGGCCCGGGCATGGGCGGCGCGGTTGCGTAGCGGCTACAAACCGAAGACGCAGAACGAGGCGACGGACCACATGATCGACGAAGGCAGCATTAAGTGGTGACGTTCGCCTGCGCCATCTGTCAGCGTCTGGATGTCATGCGGACAAAGGGACCAGACGATCAGACATGGTTCTGCCTGCCGTGTCTGCGGGCTTGGTATCGAGGTTTCCCATGACGGACGCCGCCGCCCGCACCCGACGACTCCGAGCGCCAGGACGATGAGTCGATGGTTCGAGAATCAGCGCGTGGCATTCATTGCCGACATGCTGCACATCTACGGGTTCATCAATCGGGAGCACCTGATGCGGAAGTTCGGCATTTCACGGCCGCAGGCTTCGCACGATCTTCAGAGCTTCCAGCGACATTCGGCCGGAGGCATGGTCTACAACTTGTCAACGAAGCGATATGAGAACACCAATGGAAATCGCTGATCCGCGCGTCGATCCCTCACTGGTCCCTGAAGGCTCACGGGCCGTTGTCATCGCTGAGCATCAGACCGAATACCGCGACTTGCCCTCGATTCGCACGCCAGATGGTCAAGTCATCACCCGCTGGACGCTGACCGACGAAGAACGGTTGCGTGTGCTGGGCGGAGAGGACATCTACATCACGCTGCTGTCGCACGGCGCAATCAACCCACTCTTTGCCACGGTCGGGCCGGTGAACTGGAGACAGCCATGAGCGACGTGGCCCGCACCCGACGACTCCGAGCGCTACAGGCCGAATGGGTTTATCTAGATAGCACAATCAACGACCCAGCGGCGAGGATCTACGGCGATTGTGCCCGCGAACTTCTGGCCGTGCTGGACACCGAGGAGGACCGACAGGAGCGGGCGAACTGTTCGATTCATCCCACGGGCGACCACGAATGGGTCTGCCTGACGTGCCTCGAAACGACAGACGAACCATCTAAGCCAATCGCGGACACTGAGGGGGACCGACCGGAGCCTATAGCTTTGAAAGCTATCATTGCCGAGATGGAAAACTACGGAGCAGGGCCGCCGAGTGAACCGGCTCACCGTGTGTGGAAATGGTCGCAACGCCTGCGAGCCTTGACCATCGCGGACACCGAGGGGGACGCCAGCCCTAAAAAGGAGACACGACCATGCTGATGCAGTTGATTCGCGCCGGTCGCTGGAGTGACCTGCCCTCCGAACGCAAGACGCTGTGGACCATCGCCGTCGTCATCCTTGTCGGCACGTCGGGCGCCTATCTGCATGCCGCTTCCGTCTCGGTCGGCTGGTGGGATATGTGGTATGCCTTCTGGGAATGGCTGTATACCCTGTGACTTTCCTTCGTGCATGGGCATGGCCCCTTGCCTCGCTGCTTTTCCTGTTCGGATGTCTCGCTGGCCTGCATGGGCAAGATGCGACACCAGAAGAGAAACTACGCCTGCAAGTCGTGCTGCTCCGTGGCGAACTGGCGGAGGCGTTTAAAGCGCATGCCAAGTGCGAAGCCGAAGGCTCCGCAGCCACGAAGCAGTTGCAGCAAGCGCAGACGGAAGGGCAGGCGCTCGTCAAGGCGCTCGAGGCCCGTGGCCTGACGGTTAATCAGCAGAATGAGATTGTGGCCAAGCCCGCGCCTTAAAAGCCGCGGCAGAGGACGTAGAGCTTATCGCCCGCAATGTAGTTGCCATCGATCTCGACGGCTGTCGTGCTCGTAGCCACGTTCAGCACATACGCCGCCCCGACCGTTTGGGCCGAGACGGTGCAGACCGGCGCGGTTGCATACGCGGGGCTAAATGTCGCAAAGCCGGTGCCTGCCACGCCTGCGCCAATCGTCACGATGAACGCATAATTGCGGCCGGCAATCGCCCGTCCTGCGCCACCCCATCCCCCGCCGACCGTGGGAGCCCCGGAACTATCCGTCACGTTGCCTGTGCTGCCCACGAGGAGATTGCCACTCACTGACAGATTAGACGTCGCCGGATCAATCGTATTGCCAATGCTCACGCCCCCGGAGGCATGGAGGCGCATGGCTTCCGCGCTGCCGGTATAGAACCGAATCGGGGCCGACACGCTCGTGAGAATCGATAAGCCCCCGACCCCGATCGCCGCCAGCGTCGAGCCATTCGCGAGAAATGGCCCACTCGGCGTAAAGGTTGACGATTGCGATTGCAGCACGGTCAGTCCCGCATTCGCATCGTTCCCAATCAAGAGGCGTGTCGCATTGCCTACGCCAGCCGTCGTATTGCGAATCAGCAGATCTTGAAGGCCGGCGCCCCCCGCACTGATCGCATGGGCGCCAAATCCAGTGACGGTCAGAATGCCGCTCACCGTCGTGCTGCCAGCCACAGTCACCAAGGACCCTGATTCCGACACCAAGCTATCACTCAATGATGTCGGCGACGTGAATTTGCTATGCGTCCCTGTCGTGCCACTGACGGACGATCCAGAGGCAAGGCCGATGCCGTTAAAGAATAACGATCCAGCCACCGAATACAGCTTATTGGCCGTGATTGCAGGCGCCCCGCTGGGCAAGACGATCGAAGCTGTTGTGATGCCGCTGCCAGCGGCCGGCGTCGAGCTGCCCAGCGGACACCCGACACAGATGGACGTAGGCGCCTGTGACGTGGTCGTCAGCGTCGTAAACGCGCCCGGTCGTGGCTGCGCCGATGCGGAGGCAGCGACGAGCAACACGCAGAGCGTCAGCCAGATTCTCATGCGGGAACCTTAACTAATTGAATGGCCCAGGCGAAGCCGGAGCCCGTATCGACTTTCGCTTTGATGCCGTAGTTCTTCACGCTGCCGCCTGCCGCAAACGTAATGGGGCCGCTCGTGATGACGTTGCCGGCCGCATTGGAGCCTGACATCTCCACGATTGGCGTATCCGGTGCCCCATCCGTCAGATTGACGAGCGCGACCGTCACGATGGCCGCGCCGAGCGTGCTCAACGCCATCCCCTGCAGTTTGTAGGTGCCCGGTGCCAGGTTGGCACTATCGAGCGGATAGATGGCCGTCCCAGCGTGGCAACTGGCGAAGGTCGGGCCGAGCGGGTAGCCGGTCGTAATGGGCGAGGTCGGATCGCCCGCGAAGTTGAAGACATCATAGACGCCGGATTGCGTCAGACCGACAGAGCCGACTGGGTCGGTGGAGTCGATGACGACGCCGAGCGCATCCGTCAGGATGAATTTATAGGACTGCGCGGCCAGGTAAATCTTGTAGCGCCCGCCGCTGCTGAGGACGATGGGATTGGCATTCGGGACGAGCAGATCGGCATCGGTCCACGTCGTCGCGGGCGTCGAGGTGCCAGCGGCATACGTCCAGAGGAAGCCGCCATCCAGTGGAAAGCCGTTATCGTCTAAGGCTTGCGGAAAGGCATACGGCGCTAAGGTGCCCAGACTCACGGATTCCCCCCATACTTCGGCATCAGCGACTTTTGGCCCCGGCGTGCCCGCGCGGCCATGTCGGCGTTCATCTCGGCTTCTGACGGCGTCCCGAGGCGCTTGGCCAGCTCCGCCGCCGGATTCGCAGGCGCAGGTGGGCGATTGCCGAGCACCGTCTTCAGCGCCTCGTCCGGGGCGATGCCGCGCTTGATGAGCATGGCCGCATTGTTCACTTCAGCCGCCTGCGGTGCCACCTTGGCCGTATCGAAGGCGTTCAGCGCCGCCTTGAAGGCGTCCGGGGTCGACATCGGCGCTGATGCGACGGCCGCGGCCTCAGGAGCCGCCACGGCTGGCGACGTTGGCGCAGGCGAGGCGATCGGCGCGGGCGTAGGGGCTGGGGCCTGTGGTGCGGCTGGCGCTTCTGGGGGGGCGGCAGGCGGTGCAGTAGGGGCTTCTGGGGGTGCTTGCGCCATTGCGGCCGACCGTGCGGCAAGGATAGCCGGTCGTTCATTGGGCGGCACTTGGCGCAGTTTCTCGAAGAACTTCGCCGCCGGCATCGCTTCGCCGCTTGAGAGCGCGGTTTTTAATTCTTGGGCCGCTGTCGCGGCAGTTTCCGCCGCACTTGCGGGCACGGCCCGGATCGCTTCCTGTGCCATCTTCCCGAGTGCCGCTCCGCCAGCCGCGCCGAACGGACCACCGACATACCCGCCAATTGCTGCACCAGCCGGCACGGCCGCTGCCGCGCCTACCGAGCGCGCCACGGGTCCGGCCGCTTGGGCCGTCGCTTTCAGAACGCGAGGCGCCGCTAAGCCAATCATGGTTTGGCCGGTGACATCCCCGACGCCTTTCCCCCACGTTTCGGGATCCCCGCCCGCCGCCCGCACCGCATCAGGCAACCGCTTAATCGCGTCGACGGTATCTTTGACCGTGGTTAGTGGATTCGTCGTCAGCAGGGAGGCGATCCCTTGCGCGAAGCTGGCGGGGCTTTGCAGCATGCCCTCCGCGAACCCCTTCGCTCCCCCGGCCATGCCTTCCTTCGCCCCTTTCAGCGCACCAGCCCAATAGGTATCCGGTTCGCTGGAAGCCACAGGCGATTGCGTGGACGTGCCAGGCAGCTTCGTCAAGGCGTCGCGCATGTCATCTTGCGAGGTCCCATCAGGGAACTCGATGATGCCGTGGCTGGGGACCTGCACGCGAATAGGCATTAAGGTTTTTTAAAGGTCTTTGTGGCCGGATCCCAAATCAAATCCGCTGAACTTGTCGCGGTGCTGCGATCCTGTGTCAGCGCGTTCTTTTCTTTGTTGTCGAGCTGTGTCGTGAAGTTCTCGATCCGCTGCTTGGCGGTGCCCACCGTATCGGTAAGGCGTGGCAGACTGTTTTGCAAAAAGAGATTGATTTCTTGCTGATTCAGCCGCAGGCCCATCCCCTTCTCTGAGAGCGATTGAATCGCCTGCACCGCCGTCGAGCGCCACGAATCAAAGGCCGCCTTCTGCTCATCCGTCTGGAAAATCTTGGAGAGCATGGTTCCCGGCGCCGCCAATACGCGTCCAGTCGGGTCCGTGGGCAATTTGGCCTGAATCTGGCTAAACATCGCATTGACGTTCATCCGCGCCGTATCCGCCGCTCTCAAACCGTCCGCCACGTCTTTACCAACTGGAAAGATTCCAGCCTTCTGCGCCGCCGCCCGTGCCGCTTCTTTCGCTTTCGGCGTCTGGTATTGGCTGAGATCGAGATATTTGCGCCCGCTCGCCGTAGTCGTGACTTGTTGGCTGACATCCCCGATGTCATTGGCATTCGCTTCCTTGGTTTTCTCCAGCGCCACGCGCTGCGCTTCCAGGCCAATACGCTGCGCGCCTTGCTTCGCCGCTACTTGCCGTGCGGCCTCTTCCGCCTGCTGATTCGCCGTCATGCCCGTGGGCGACGTGCCAGCTAAAACGAGCTGAGCAGACTTCGCCTTGGCCTCTTGTTCTGGCTGTTCGGCCGTCTGCTTCGAGGCTTCTGCATTGGCGGCAATGAGCGCCGACGTGATCTTCGGAATCGCCTGCGGCCCCTGTTGGAGCACCATTTGCCGGTATTCGTCTGGTTGTTTGGAATCAGGAAAGACTTCCTGATGAATCTTCATCGCCATCTCAAAGCCTTCCGGCGTATCGCCTCCAGCTTTGATTAAGCGGGCCTGATTCGCCTGATAGGCTTGTTCATGCAGCGCCTGTTCTGCATTGGCCTTTTTCGTCGTGGCGGATTTCTCCGCAAAGTCGGCGGCATTCTTCCGCGCCTCATCCACCATTTTTTGCGCGGCTTCGTAATGCTCAGGCGCGGTGGTCTTCACTTGGGCGAGAAAAGTGTCTGGCGTCAGATCAGGATTGCCAATCACCTGATAAAAGCGGGCATTGGCTTCGTCCTGCTTCTGCTTATCCTTCAGCACTTGCTGCCGGAGCTGTTCTTCCGCCTGCGACGACTGGATCTCCTGCCGCTGCCGTTGCAAGGCCCCGACCTGCGCCAGCGTCTGAAACGGCGTATTAAAGCCCTGCGAGGGCGGCTGTTGATAGATGCTGGTATCGATCGGCATGTTACTGATTCATCGTCTGCCACGGGTCGCCATACCCGCCCGTCTGTGCCGTGGATGGCAATTGCGATCCGTAATTCGGATAGGTGCCCGGGGCCGCTTGCCACCCGCCGGTATTCTGCCCACCGCTGCTAGTCTGCCCAAGTTGCCCCAGCGCCCACAGCTGCGATCCGGTATTCACGGCGCCGCCGAGCGCATTACCCCAATTCTGGCCCTGCTGCTGCGAGCCAGCCGCCTGCGCATTGCCGATGCCCTCATAGGCATTGGTCGCCTGATTGCCGTAGTTCTGCCCGGCCTGCGCCATCTGCCCATTCGCCTGCATCCCGAGCTGCGCCAGCGAATAGTTGTCGTTGAACAGTTGCTGATTCGCGCCCTGATTCAACTGATACGTATTCGCTGCCTGCCCATAGTTCTGGGCGTTCTGATTCAAGCCGTAATTCGCATAGCCGAGGCCGAGCTGTCCCTGTCCGAGAGCCAGCGAATTCGCGCCCTGCTGATAGCCCAAGCCGAGCTGCCCTTGCCCAAGCGCATTTGAGACATTCGCCTGATAGGCATTGAGGCCCGTTTGCGCGTTGAGCCCATAGGCAGAGGCCGCATTGGCTTGGTTCGCCTGCTGCGTGTTGAAGTTCATGCCCGCGTTGAACTGCCCAGCGTTCAAGCCCGCAGACTGATTGGCGAGTTGCCCCTGTAGGTTCTGGCCAGCATTGAACTGCCCGCTCTGCATCTGGTTGCCGACGTTCGCTGATTGCGCTTGGAGGTTCGCGCCCTGATTCGCCAAGGCCGCCTGCTGCTGATACTGATTCGTCAGCCCATACGCCTGCGCCAAGTTGCCCTGGTTCGCTTGGTTGTAGTTCAGGGTATTCGTCGTGTTCGTCTGATAGCCTTGCAGGGCATTGTTGTAGACCTGCTGGTATTGCTGGCCGGCCAGATTCGCCGCTTGGTCCTGTAGCGCCTTCCACGTATTCGATCCACGCGCCACGCCCTTCGCCGCCCCAGAATTGACCAGCGCCTGCATCGCCTGCTGCTGGGCGTATTGAAACTGCGGATTATTCTGGAGGTCCGCTTGCGTCGGCGCTTGGAAGCCGGAGGGATTGGCCAGCGTCTGCGCTTGCAGCGCCTGCGGCCCTTGCACCTGTTGCGGCGTAATCGTCCCCGGCGCGGCCGTTGGCTGTGGTGTGACCTGCTGCGGCGTCACATTGCCGGGCTGCTGGATCTGCTGCGGCGTATAGGCGCCAGGCGCTTGATACGGCCCCTGCTGCTGCGCATTCTGGAAGTTCTGCCCAGCCTGCGGAACGGTGGGGTTCGCAATGGTGCCCGTGCCGCCACCCGCGCCTTTGCCACCGGTATCCGGTCCTTGCCCGGCAAGGTCGGACCCGAGGCGCCCCGTGATATAGGACCAGTCCCCGTTGGCGTTGTTCAGCGCCTGCCCTTGCCAGTATTGCCAATCGCCGAGGCCCGACCCGCTGCCGCCCGGCGTAATGCCGTATTGCTGATAGAGCTGCGCCAGATGCGGATCGATCCCCGCCGGCATACCCCCGCCTTGCTGCCCGCCGCCGGTCTGCTGCGTCAGCCAGGAGGGCGCCCCGCCCTGAAACTGCTGCGTCATGCTGCCATCAGCGTTCTTCGTGAAGTATTGCCCGCCGCTCGAATACACGGGCACGCCATCGGGCGCCGTGGCCACCTGCTGCATGCCTTGCTGTTGGCCCTGCTGGTTGACTGCTGGCGCCGGCGATCCAGCGGTAGCTTGGTCGCCCGTAATGGTCTGGAGTTGCTGATCGAACCAATCGGCCATTTAACCCAGCACTTTCGCGCCGCGCTGCATCGCTTCCTGAATCCGTGCCCGCGGGAACCCTTGCAAGGTCCGCCCATCAGGCGTCTGAATCGTGACCGTATCGCCCTGCCCGCCCGGCGTCGACATCCCCGGCATGGGCTGCCCCGGTGGCTGGCCGAGCGCCCCCATCGACGGCATTTGCTGCGAAGGCATCTGCGGCAGGTTCGGCTTCGGCACGCCTTGCTGGTAGTTCTGCGGATTGAACTGATTCGCCGGCTGCGCGGCCATCTGCCCGAGGCGCCCGAGCGTCATCTGGCCGGCCTGCTGATAGGGCGCGGCGGCCTGCTGCTGATTGCCGTAGACCTGTTGCTGCACGGCCAGCGCCTTATTGGCTGCCTCCGTCTGCGCATCCACGGCCTTGCCGGTCTGGTGGCCTTTGATGGCCGCTTCAGCGACGCCCGCGCCCGCTGAGGCCGCCGTCAGCCCGATAATCGCCGCCGTCGTTAATGCGCTCATAGCTTCACCTGATAGGCCGTTTCGACGGCCTGATACCCGAGGGCTTCATACATCGCCCCGACGCGCGGATTATCCGAGGGCGCAATCATCTGGAGCGACTGCGCGCCATACGCTTTCGCCCACTTCTCCGCCCGCCGCAGGAGCCAGCCCCCAGCGCCACGGTCCTGCGGATTGAGCCACCAAAAGAGCTCGCCCGCCACGACCTTGCCGCTCATGGGATGGACATACCCCAGCACGCCAATCGTGCCCATGATGATGCCGTCGCGTTCCGCTACGAAGATGGCCGCATCGCACCGATTCATCAGGCTATTGAGGAAGCGCATTAGGGCCTCCGCACTTTCTCCGATGTATTCGCGGTATTTGGTCGAGGTCACAAACTCCCGCAGGAGTGCCACAATTTCAGGCACATCGGCCTCACCCGCCTGTCGATAGGTAATCGCGCTCCGCACAGCCGTGGCCAGCGTCGTCATTTGGCGCAGACCGTCCAATTCGTCCCGTTATAGAAGGCGCCAACCGTCAACGCCCCACCACCGGCCACGACGCTGCCCCACGTATTAACCGTCGAATCTGTCACGACGAAGACCATCCCCGCCACCGGCTGCGGGAGGTTCGCAAACGTCACCGGGGCCGAGTTGCCCGGCGTGCCATTCACGGCCGCGCGTAGTCCCGTGAACCACTGCCCCCACGGATAACTGAGGAGATGGCCCTCGAGCGGCGCCGTCAGTTGCGGAAACGGCGTAATCATGACGGTCCCACGCTCACATCAATCAACGCATCGACCCAGCGCGACGGCACGGGATCTGTATCGATGAAGCGGTCGACCCGATTGCGCGCCTGCCCGCACTGCGTCCAGCGCACGCGGGTATCAAAGGAGCCAATCGCCCCGCTCGATGCCCACTGTTCGTTGCCCCACGTCTGCCCGCCATCCTTCGAGGTCTGCCGCATAATCTGCGGGTCCGAGCCTTGCCCGCGCTGCACGCCTTGCCCCACGTCCATCACGAGCTGAATCGCATGCGTCGTAAACCGCTTCTGGTCAAACGACAGCCGCGGCGGCTGGCGCAGCCGGCGAATCGCGGCGCCGTCCACATCGGTAAACAAATCCGTCCCCATCCGGTAGATCGCCCCCGTTAAGCGGTCCTGCACCAGATTCCGATCGGGATGGGCAAAGAACATCGGCCGATAGGCCAGCCATTGTGCCTGCCGCGTATCCCAATACAACCGTTCGTGCCACAGGCTCGTGGCTTGGTCGAACACCCATGTCCGTTCGGCGCTGGGGAACGTCAGCACATAGAAGGTGTGGCCGTTCTCCTGATAACTGAATGCCACGGCATCCGAGAGATCGCCATACGTCGCGATCGACGCTTCCACGGCATGTGTACTGATGCGGCTGGGCGTATAGCCAGAGGCCGACACTACCTGCCCATGGCCCTGCTCATTATGCGAGAGCCAGATCAGCGACTTATCCAGCCGCGCGCCCGAAAACGCGGCGGCCGTGCCCGTCTGCATAAACGCCTCTTGAATCGAGGCGAAGGGAAACGGCGCCGTCCCGGCGTCATACCAGACTTCTGAGGTGTGATCCCCGAGCAGATAGATCAGACGATTGACGACATACAGAGCCCGCCAGGGGTCGCTGCCGTCCGTGCGCTGCTGGATGTTTCCGAGGTCGATACTCAGGAAATTTTCGAACGCCGTCACTTGCAGAGTAGAAGAGGTGGCATCGAGAATGACGCCAAACCCATCCAGAAAGCCGCACATCGTAGCGCCCAGCGTGGTCGGATTCTGAAAGACGTTTGTCATCAGGTCCAACACATAAAACTGATTACCGCTCGTCAGGCCGAGCTGATTCCCGGCATCCCCGTTGGACATGAACGTGACGGGCGAGGCGTTGCGCTCAATGACGCCGCGCGACACGGCGGTAGTGCCCACGAGCTCATAGAGCGTAAACCCCGTGACGAAAAACGTCCGCTCGCCAAGGGAAAACATCCCGCCGCCGAAATTCGCCGTGGGGGCGACAATCAATTCAAAGCCGGGACACTGGAGGAGCGCCCCCGGCGTCGGGGCCGTCTGTGATTCGTTCAGCTCGACGTAGCGATTGATCAGGCGTTCGGCATCGGCCATATACGATTGGCTTTGATACGACGGGCCGAGGAAGCCGGGATAGCTAGGCATTTACGACAGGCCGAGACTTACGGTAAGGGCCGAGGCCGGGGCGCTCGAGCCAGCCGCCGTCGTGGTCGCCGCCATCCACAAGCCATCTTTGAAATACAGGCCGCCGCCATCCTGCACGCCGAGTGTCTTACTCGCCAGCGTGGCAAGGCCCACCTGATACTTCGGCACCGTCGTGCCCACGGTCGGCGCGATCGCCGTATCGTAAAAGCTGACATACGAGGCCGCGGCAGCCGCGTTATAAATGTCGTAATCGAAGATCTTGCACGGCCCACTGACAAAGATCGCCGTGGCCAGCAGGCCGGACGTGCCATTGACGAGGACGGGACTTGCCATCGCTGCTCCTTATCGGTTCGAGGTCGTCGTATTGCCCGTGAGGTAATTCCAGCCCGCGCCCAGGCCCGGCACGAGGGCCGGATCGATCGACATCGCCCCCGGGTCGACGTTCGGCTTTTTCATGTTCTCAAAGGCCGCGCTGGCCATCCGAGGCAATAGGGGCGGAATCTGCACGCCAAAGGGACTACAGAAGCGCAAGGCGAGTTGATAGAGGAAGGCATCCTGATAGCCCGGCGGCCCTTGCAGAATGCTATCGAGGCTCGCTGGCACGCCCACGGCTTGCGGCGTATAGAGCACAATCGACAGGCTCTGCGGCTGCGGCCAGAGGAACAACGTCCCGTGCGCATCGGCCAGATTCGTTTGGTAAAAGCTCTGGGTCGGCAGCGCGGACGGCAAGCCCTTAATGGACAGCGACGAAAACGCATCCTCGTCCATCATCCCGATCGGCACTTCGATGGCGGGCGATGAGCCTGGAATGAGAAAGCTAATGGCGTTGATCCACATCGGCCGGTCAATATTGACCGTCTGCCCGATGCCGACCAGCACGCTGGACGTCGAGGCGGGCCAGACAAACGTGGTCTGCAACTGTAGGGATAGCGTCAGCCGATCCGCCGCCCAGGTATCAATCATCGTCTGCACGCGCCGCAGGCCGAGGGCAATCTGGCCGGCGTTGGCCTGTTCGCCCGGCTCAAGCACGCCGATCTCCACCAGCGCATCCGTGATGAGGGACCGCACCGTATAGGCCAGCGCGAAGACGCCTGAGGCTGGGGTCGCCGCCGCCGTGGTGGCCACCTGAATCGAGGCGGAGACGGCGCCGAGGCCCGTAAACGTAAACGCAATCAGGGCGCCATTCGTCTCGGCTTGCGAGGGCCGATAGGTGTAATACCCATGCCCTTCTGCTGTGCAGATCCCAGCCCCGACGCTGCCAATGGCCTGCACCCCGCCATCCACCGTTACGTAGACCGTGACGACGCCGACGTAATCGAGGCCCGTTGAGGCATCGACCATTTGCGCGCCAATGACCTGATTCGGCTGGTTAATGACCATAGGAAGTCGCGCCTAGTCTACACCTTCAATGTGTTTCCGGCTGGGTTCGCGTGGGGCCGAGCAACTGGTTACTATCCGCGGCCCATTCCGGCTTAAACCGCTGCACCAGCAAGATTGAGACGCTGGGCTCCCGCACGTTGCGGGCCTGCGCTGATTGGGGCACTGGTTTGGGGTTCGGCCAGTCCAGCGGCTTGACCGGCTTAAAGATGGGCAGCGAGAGCAGGCCCAGATCATTGAGCGTATGGCTCCCCTGCTGCGATTTGGCGCCCTGCGGGTTCGGCCAGTCGTGCTGATGCTTCGCTTGGCCTTGGGGAGCCGGCAGAAACACATTGAAATTATAGGGATCGGTGACGAATGCCGATTTCAAAATGGCGGGATTGACCCAATCTCGCTGTTTAAATGGGTCTTGCACCATGATCACGACGGGAAACACGATCGGATTCCGAATCGGCGGCGTATCCACCGTCGGCAATTGCGGCGCCTTCGGCCAGTCATACTGAATAAAGGCCGGAGACGTCTGATCCTGCATGTAATAAAACAGGTGCGTATCCGGCTTTAAGGGAAGTCTGGCGGGCGTGGGCCAGTCACGCAATTTAACGGGATCACCGATCGACAGCGGTGGGGGTAATAACAAGAGATTACGAGGCACATCGTCCCGCATCAAGGCGCCCGGTGCGGACGGCACGGGCCAATCGCGTTGCTTACGTGGATCGTCCTTGGGTCCGATCTCTGGCCGATAATGATGCAGCCCAGATGGCCGCTGGCCCAATTGGGCGGGGGTCGGCCATTGATGATGAAAGTAAAAGGGTTGCTGCGCGGGGCCGGATGGAAATAAGAGAAGATTCCAAGTCGGCGGCAACTGTGCGCTATTGGCGGCTGTCGTGGACAAGGCCGCAATCGCCGTGATCAGCGGCGCACGGAAGATCGTCGCCACCTACATCACACTCGCAGCCCAGAGGTCACTTAGTGGCGGTGCGGCGACGAATTCATACGCGCCAATATCGAACGCCGAGCCTTGCGGCCGCGTCACGCCGAGAATGTCGGTCGTGTAGGCGTTCGTCGTGCCTGCATCAATCGCCGGACTGCCGACCGTCAACTGGAAATTGTTGCCGGATGGATTCACGAAGACCGGATTGACGCCAATTAGATTCGTCGTTAGCGTGGATGGTCCGCCATCATCAACGAGGTTTAGTGGGCTATTCGCATAGAGGATGTTGTTTTCGACGATCGTGCCCGACGTCGCGCCTGGAAACGTATGAATCCCATAAAGGCCCGTATTGTTCGTGACCGTGTTCTGATAGACCAGTGTGGAGACACCTTGATTGACGCTAATTCCGGCATTCGTGCCTTCATTGAGGCCGGTAATGTTATAGACAACATTGTTATAGACCTGCTTCGCGGTGCCTGGGCCGATAAAGATGCCTACAAGAAAATCACCTCCGCTGACCGTGCGTGACAGATCATGCACGACGTTGTTGCGGATAATGTTGTTGTTCGTCGTCAGAGAATTAGAGTCGATGATGCCCGCGTAACTCGCATCATAGACATTGTTGTTGCTGATCAGATTGTCGGAGGTCGCCACATAAATACCGGGCGAGAAATCACCCGCATCGCCGCAGCCGTGTATCGTGAGATTCAGATATTCGCAACTGCCGGTTAAGCCCGCAATCTCTGACGTGCATTGAAAGGCCGCAAAGGCGGAAAAGCCCTCATTGATCACGCCATTGGTCGGCCCGATCACTTCGGCATTCTGGAAGCGGATATGATGCGGATTGCCACTGGCCCAGCCACGTAAATAAACACAGCCCTGCGCGATCCCGCGCGTGGCGTCGAGGTTCACCCCAACGAATTGGATAAATTGCTGCGCGCCATCGAAGAACACAACGAAGTTGCCGGATGTGGGCGCCAGCCACACCGTCGCGCCCGTCGCCGCCTGAATTGTGGTCGGTGTGCCCCACGAACTACCAGAGGGCACATTGTCGGAGATACCTTCCGCATAAGTGCCCGCGCCAATGGTCAGCGTATCCCCGCCCGCGAGCACGGCGAGTCCACCGGAGACGGTTTGCTTTGCGAGGGCGGGTGACGTGCCATTGTTGGCGTCATTGCCCGTTGTGGCCACATAATACGTCGCCATTACTGCACCGTGAACTGAATCCCGTTCGATATCCCGGCACCCACCGTTACGCGCACTTGTCCGGTGGTGGACCCTGCGGGCACCGTGATCGTGATCGAGGTGGCCGACCATGCGCTAGGCGTGGCTGTCACGCCGTTGACCATCACCGTGCTTTGCGCCTGCATGGCGCGAAAATTAGTCCCCGTTAGTGTGACTGGTGTGCCGATGGGGCCGGTCGTCACACTGAGATTCGTCAGCGTGGGCGCCGGCAGTCCCTGCAGCGGATGCGGATACGTATACGGCGTATAGCCAGGCTTCGCCGTCGATGGACTCAGGAAATAATCGCGCCCTTGATGCAGCACCATCGCGGAGGCCGCATCATTCACAAAGATCGTCAGATCGGATCCGTTGATTTTATTGTTCCAGAAATAGGCCGGATCTGATGTTTGCGGCTGCGGTGTATACGGCGGCGGTGAGCTATTGAACGGCCCCGTCGCATCTTGACCGCGACCAATCTGATCCAAGCAGGGCCATCCCGGCCCCTGCGCGTTCTGATTGCCATCCCAGGGTTGCGTGCCGTTACAGAGGCCGAAGGAATTCACGCCATCCGAAAACACAGACCGCACGTTATCGATCACCCCCGCCGTGTTGCCTGGATTGCCGAAGATGCCCGTATAGGTATTGTTAAAAAAGACGCCCGTTCCGCCGCGAATCAGAAAAATATGCGTGGATGCCGTGCCGGTAAACGTATTGTTGTAAATCTCCCATTTACGGCAGGCACGCGCATAGGCTCGCGCCGTATGCGCTTCGGGATATACATTATTGATCGTGTTAAAGCGAAGGACATATTCTCCCGCGTGCTGGCAGTCCATCATATTAATCGCGGCTGGGTTGTCAGCCGTAAAGACGTTGTCTTCGATATAGACCGCATTGTCGGTGCCAAGGCCCAGCGGGTCCGAATAGAGCGTGGACCCCTGTTCTTCGGGCAGAGATGGCGCAGCGGGCGGCGGGGCGCTGCCAGCCCCGAGCGCCGCACGATATACGATCACTCGTTGATTATTGAAGTGGTTATTGTCGACAAGCCCCTTCAATTGTGAGGTCAGCGGATTGACGCCAAAGGCTTGTTTATTCGTGTTGCTTGGGAAAATCGCCGTTGCAAAACTGCTCCAATCAGCCTGCCCACAGGTGAACGTATTGTGATCAACCCGCCATTCTGACCCAATCACCTGCATAAATCCGCAGGTGAAATTGAACCCAGTCAGCCGCGCACTATATTGCAGTTGGATAAAAGGATTCCCGTTTGTGCCACCCTGAGAGGTCGCATCGATAAACGTCTGCCCATCGCCCGCACCCTGAACCGTCACCGGCCATCCCGACTCGCCTACTGATAACTGCGTGGCCCATGTGCAATGTCCAGGCGGCACAGTCACCAGCAGTATTTTGGGCGTGGCATTAAAGGCGGCATTGATCGCATTTACGACAGATTGCCACTGACAATCGATCGCCGCTACAGAATTGCCGCCCGTCGTGACAGTAAACGTGATCCCGTTACTGGTGAGGCCCAGCACCAGAATCGTGACCAGCCCGGTCGTCGCGCCGGCTGGGACTGCCGTCGTTACGGAGGTATCAGACCATGCCGCATAGGACGTCGCCGGGACACCGTTAAAGAACACCAGACTGGAATTCTGCACCGCGCCAAAATGCAACCCGGTGAGCGTCACGGGTATG